CCTTGCTAGGCCGGGACTTGGCCGGCTTAGTCTTCTTGGGAGCAGCGGTCTGCTTTCCCTTGTCTTTCTTCTTCTTCTTGGCATCTGGTTTCTTGGCCGGCTCTAGCACGTCCCCGTCCAAGACGACTGTGGTCTTGGTCTTGGGGTGTGTGGGTTCGGCGCATAGTGGTGGAGCTAGCAACTCCGCCGCTGTGCTGGCGCTTGTGACCCAAGCGCGGAAGGTTTCCCAGTCGAAGCCGAGGGGGTCTAGTGAGTCGTTGGCGTATTGCTGCATCCAGCCCGAATCCTCATTCGGGTACTGGTTGCTGGCGGAGCAGTCGTGGCCCCACCTCGCAGCTGCGGTCGTAGGACCGGCTAGGCCCGTCACCTTCCCCACGAGGCACACAATCTCCCCGATGACGGGGGTGTTGCGGTCTGTGAGAATGAATGAACGGGCCTTCTCCTTGAGCTTGTCCAAGGGTGTAATGTTGCTGTTGAGCGCAACGGTGGTGTGCAGCTTGCTGATCTGGCGTCGGATGTCGCAGCACGAGGACGGATCCCCATGCCAGACTTCGGGACTGTAGACGCGTGCGAGGAACGAGACTCCCATCTCGCCCCTCTTCACGCACTCTGTCTCGAGCACCAGGCCAACCATGCGAGATGCGCGTTGGTACATCTCTGCGTCCATGTCGGCTGTGAGGCCGTCGTCTCCTCCGTAAACGCCAAGCTTGGAGTATGCCAGCTTGGGGCTCATGAAGGATCCATTGATCTTCATCAGGCGGAAGCCTAGGTAGGCAACGTACGCGTTGTCGATGGAGTTGAAGGCGGCGGTTTCTGGCGAACCTGACGCTCGAGCGAAGCCGGTTAGGTAGGCGTTGCCCTCTCTGCCAATTGCCTTGAGTTCGAATTGGGATGAATGGAGCTCGAGGATTTCCTCCGTGTAGCACCTCGCGAATGCGCGGACTAGAACTTTGCGTTCGAGTTCTCTCATGATGTTGCTGACGCGTCCGTCGAATCGGCTGAAGTCTGAGTTGTGGCAAATGCTCGCGTCGGCTAGAACGTCCACGACCCGCGCTGCGGTGTCGACTGGGTTCTTGCCGAAGGCATACCATGTCTGCTGCTTCAGGATGTCGGCGATACGGTAGATGTATCG